CCCCGTACCAGAACCACTTAAATCTGCTATTTCACCAGATGATGATACTTGTAGTATTTGTTTATATACCGTCTTTAATGGTTTATTTCCTATATCTGCCGATGGGTTGAGTTTCCATGATTTTATTCTTGCCATTTATAATTCTCCGTTATCTAACTATCCCTCTTATATTTTTATTTGGATTTTTTAATTCAAACACTGACGGTTCATATGCTGGTAATATAACACCATTACCAGCCACATTATCTGTACCATAAAATTCACTAAAATCATAATAATATCCATAACCAACATTAGTACCTGAAGTTGATGTGGTATTATCAGAACTTATCAATGTAGTATATAATCCAGGTGTAAAAACTGCTGCTTCAGCACCACTTGCTCCTGCCTGTGCATTATAATCTTTATCTTGTGTTATTGTTACATAATTTACAGCCCTAACACCATCTACATCCATCAATATCTGACTTACATCATTTGTATATAATATTTGTTTGAATTGCATTTTATCTACTGTAAAATAATTTTTTACTGCTTGAATACACCTGGCCTTTACATCTTCTTTATTTTCATATTGTTGTGCTACAACATCAAATACTACACCAAAATTAATTACATAACCGTCATAAAATGATACTTGATCTGTTATCATTCTATATTGATTTAAATATTGTTTAAGATTTTGTTTAACTATATTTGGTGTATTGATTAAATTTTTATTATTATCATAAGATAATAAATATAAATCTACTGTATATAATCTATCATCCTGTGATACATTGGAATGTGCCATTTCTAATGTTTCATATAACATTTCAAAATCTTCTTTATTTAAACCACCACTCTTATCAGCATCCAACTTTAATTTTATATCATTAATTATTCCAACTTTACCACCAGCTGATAAACCTGGATCGAACATCTGATAATTCAAATCTATAACTTCTTTTAATCTGTCAACCAAATCAGCTATCTTCTGTCTCTGAGCTGTTCTAACTGCTCCCGATCTTACTGAATAAACTTTTGCCATATTTCCAAACTTAGCTGGCATAGTTAATGTTCTAGCTTCAAAATCTGATTTTGTTACACATCTATTTTGAGTAGAAAAATGTCCCATTGTTCTATGTCTAATTTCTTCTAAAGTTTCTCCGGATGAACCACCAGCAGCTGGTCCTTCGTTTGTTACAGTTATATTACCAATAGTCCCAGACCCAATTATATCAGAATCACTAATATTAATCAAAATACCAGATGGTATATTAGCACCAATACCACCTCCTATTCTATATGTAACAGTTAAAGTTGTATGTGCTGGTGCTTGTCCGAGAGTTCCATATGCATCCCCCAAAAGTGGGTCAATTTCAGATTCTAAGCTTTCTTCCCCACCTGGCAAGTTTATTCCTTGTTGTTCTACTGCTAAAAATGTAGAATCAAATGTGTTACCATTTTTTAATACACCATTACCAAACATTAAAGATGTTTTATTATTCTCATCAACTTCAACTGTAAATCTTCTACCGGTTTTTATATATTCTAAAGAATAAGGCACTGGTATAGAAATAGTAGAATCACCACTTAAATTACTATACGATGTACTTCTATTACTATCAGAACTATAATGTTTTTCAATTGGAATCTTATCTTGAGCTAAAGTTGCAACTTCATACCAAATATTATTATTAATATCAGTAACTTTTAATACTTCAATAATATTTGTTTCTGGTAAAGTTAATTTTAAAAACTTATTTGGTTCTCCTACATTAAAAGTAGTTGTTGTTGTTTCACCACTTATAGCTTTTACTTTTCGTGTAAATATATGTTCATTAGGCACTCCTGTAGAACTATCTATGCTTGAAACCTCTGGTGCTGTATCTGCTGATGAACTTACTTTAAAATCTACTATATCTAATGTTTCAAATATTATATCTGAATCTATAGAAGATGCTATTTTCATCCCTTTATCAATTGTTACGGCGCTGCTATAATCTGGAGAACCATCAGCATTAGATGTAGTAACCGTATCTTTTACAGTTAAATTAACGTAAGCTGGTGTTATAGCTTTGGTTTTATATCCATATGATTTTGCTAAAGTAATTAAATTTTTTCTATCTTCACTTAGAGGTAATAACATTTCTCTATATTGTTGGTCAACATAAAAATTTAATACATCACCAACATACGCAGACAGTTCAATTAACATCATACCAGGAGATGTTTCATTAAAATCTTTATATGTATTAGGAAAATACGATTTAGTATAATTTATTAAAGATCTTTTTAAATCATTGAAATCTTTCCCCACATAATTAATATTGCTATTTTTTAATTCATTTTTACCGTAAGGCATTTTTATTCTCCTCCAACAGTCATTGTGACCGATTCAGTAGATGTTGGATCTTGTTTTAAACTAAAATCTACTGATATTTCCATTGTACTTCTACCAACATCACTATTATTATCTGACATTTTAACTCTTATATCATTAAGTTGAACAAATGGCAACCAAAAATTCATACTTTCAACTATAGTATCTTGAACTTGAACAACTAAATCTTCTGAAAATGGTTCAAATAAATATTTTTTAATACTAACTCCTAAATTTGGCTGCATTACTCTCTCACCAATTTCTGTGCTACAAAGATTTAATACATTTTGTTTTACAGCTTCAAGAGTTGTTTTGGTTGATGCATCATACCCATTATCAAATGTCATAGGTAATTTAAGTCCAAGAGCCACCGATTCATCTTGATCAAACACATTGGGAGTTTTTAGTCTACTTTTATCTACTATCGCCATTTTTTATCCACCCATTTTCTGTTGTTTCTTTTTATCTACCGCTTTCATTAATTTTCTGTAATCTTTTTTTAAAAAATCCGGTGACTGTCCTTCAACAGATACACCACCATTTTGTGGTTGATTATCACCCATTAAATCTTTATAAGCACCACCCATTATTTCACCCATTCTATCAGATGTATATTCTGTTCCACCCATTGTTTCCCAATCCTCGGTTTGAGTTTCATTTAATACCTCATTCAAAATTGGGTTCTTTGAATAAGATTGTTTCTGTTTTGGTTTAGGTTTTTGTACAGTTTGTTTTTTAACCCCACCAAGAACTTCTTTTAAACCCATACGGATTTCTTCTCTTACTACTTCTCTTATTACCATTTTAAGTTGACTCATTTTCATAACTATGTTCTCCTATTGTTAAATATCTGATCCATAAAATCCTTTTCTTTTACCTTTTCTTGCAACCGCCTTTTCAATAGTAATATCTCTATTTGGGTGTTTTAAACTAGTAATAATTAATTCACTACCATCACTCCAATAACAATTTGGGGGTAAACATTCTTCATAACTAAGATTTTCACATTCCGGGCCAGATAAACAAACCCCATCTACTGGCCCACCCAAACTATTTAACTCATATTCAACATCCATACATTCATATGAATTAGATATACCTTCAAATTCACATTCATTCAGTTGTGCCATTAAATTCAATCTTTTTTCTCTATCACCATCTTTTGTTTCCTTCAATTTATCGGTATAATCTTCTGATGTTGTTGCACCCGCCCAATCACCTGCTGTTTTTAAAGAATCTAATATCGCTTCGTTTTTTAAATTAGATTGTTGTGCTCGAAAAGATTCTATAAGTCCCACAACCAAATCTATAAATTTCAATAAAGATAATAACAAAAGTATAATAGACAATATAGCAAATGGTATTTTACCTATCTTATCCTGCAACATCTCACATGCCTGTTTTATAGCATTTGCTGTAGTTATATGCATTGTAAACGCCACTCCAGCACCAAGCCCAACAGTGACAGCTGGTATCAAAGCAATTATAGAAGCGGCTAAAAATGCAACTTTAATAAGTTTAATAACTATAGATATATCTGATATAAAGCTTTTTAAGTCGTCTATAGTAGCTTTAATTTTCTCACCAAACTTATTTAATCTATCAATCATAGATATAATCTCTGGAGGAATTGTCTGTTTAGCGGCAACTCCAGACATAACAGCAATTAACAAAACACCAACTAGTATTTTAATCTGTTTAGCATGTTTATCGGCTTCCTTTTTTATTATATCGTTAGCTTGCTTAGCAGGATCACCAACTCCAGGTATTGAAGGTCCTAGTGGTTTTGCACTGCCTGCAGATTTTATTTCTAAAGCACTAATTTCAGCATCTGATATTATTTCAGCCATATATTGTCCTTTATTATATAAATTATACCTCTCCTATTTTTTTATAAATACTTTATCACTTAATATTAAATTTGATATTCCTTGTGGATAATCACCCCTAAGAGGAACTGGAAGAGGTTCCATGCCAAGTTCATTATCTATTGAATCTATTACTTCTCTCATTGTAGTTAATGACCCACCAGGTAAAGATCTATTTTCTATAGCCTTCGATGTTATATAACACATTTCTTTCATTAATTGAAACATCTTACTCAACTGGGTAACTAATGCGTCTCCAAGAACAGCTTTATGCATGGTATCATCCAATATAGGATTTCCCAATAATATTTTTTGTCTACCATCTATATATAATTTTTCACACTCAATAGCAAATAGACCATCGGTTCGTGTTCTTACTTCCCCAACAGCTTCTGTTAAAATATTTTTACTTGTAGAAAATGTCATAGTACTACCACACCCCATGTGAATATGATTATAAGCTGATAAAAACATATTTTCTTTTCTAGCATTAAATGTTATTCTATCGGATGATAAAAAGAATTGATTACTATTATAATTATATATATCATCAGATGCATTTGTTACGCTAGAAACATTTGGTGGTAGACCTCTACCCAATGGTTTTGCAAAAGTTGATGTTATACTCCGTTTAGCTTTAGATTTCCCTTTACTATTAGCAAATTCTTCATCCGCTAATGTAAAATTATAAGCAAATGAAGTTTGATCATCACCATGAATATTAAAATGATCTCTTATACTTCCGTTTTCTAATATAGCTAAAATTGTTCCATCTAAACTTGTTTCTACAGGATTACCAGGTGCTCTTCCATTGGATATAATAATATATGGATGTATATTTCTACTTCCTATTCTAATACTATTACCGTGTCTACCTTCTAATACTAAATCTCCATGAATTGCGTTTGATATAAATGGCATATCAGACTTTTTATCCTGTGATATTTTCCATTCTACTGGACTATCTAGTTTAGGATTTAATAATTTTTGTAATCTTGAAAACTCTTCTTTTACAAATAATTTACTTTCAATAGAACCCTCACTATATACTACATCTTTAATAGAATTTTTAACTTGATTATTTTTAAAATTATCTGCATTAAAGTTAGGTAATCCGTTTGTATTTAATGGTCCTAAATAATATTGTACTCCACCTATTGTACATAAAACTACAGGATCACCGGGAGCCGGTGCTTCTTGAACACCCCTCAACAATGGATAATATCTAAATTCTTCACCAGCCAATGATGGTTTTCTAATACCCTTATCACCAAAATGTGGCATAGCTATAATACTTCCAAGTCGGCTTAAATCTCCTTCACAACTAATAGAATCTTCACCAGTAGTAACTTTAACAACAATTCCAGGTACAAATTGTATATAAACAGGTAACTTTTTCTTTGTACCTAAAACAGAAGTTTGATCATATATACCGGGCATTGTTGTAAATGTAGAACCCATATCTTAATTATCCCCTATATTTTTTGATTGTTCTTTAAGTGCATCTAATCTATCACTTTCTCTCTGAATATCATTTACATCTTCTTGAAGAGCTGATATTAAATCTTCTTTTTCAGCATCCGATAATAAGAATGATTCTTCATCTCCACCAGATGATCTGGCTATAATTCTCTGTATTACTCCGGCTAGTTTAACAAGATGTTCATCATTCTTTACAGCTACATCCATATACTCTTTTATAATTGGTGCAACCAATACAACATCATCTATTGTTGTAATAAATCCATGTATTTCAGATATTAATAAATCAATCTGTTTTTTTCTATCTGTTGTATTCTTATAAATATCTTTGGTTAAATCTTGAAACGATTTACCCTCAAATATATCATCATTTGATTTCACTTTATTCTCCTAATATGGTTATAGATATAACTAATCATATATAAATATAAAATTTGTCAAAATGTAGATGAAATAAAAAAACCCCTTATTTAAAAGGGGTTAATATTATTATCTATAGAAATAAAATTACAAATTAGCTAAAAAATTTATTTTTTTTATCATTAATAATACCTTTACGTTCAAACTGATTCACTAGATATTGATATTCTTTTTTTAGAACATTAACAACTTTTGTAATATAAGATGTTTCTATATTAGTCATTTCCCTAATAAGAATATATAATGCCTTCTTATTAAAATTCTCAATCTCATCTCTACGTTTCAATAATTCAATTATTGCATAAGCTACATCAATATCTCTTTTATTTCTAAATAAATTATTAATATTTTTATCAAAATACTTTATTATTTCATTTGTAAAGTCCGATAGATATTTTTCTTTATTATCACCAACCGGTTTAGAATTTAAAATATCCACCCCAGTTGTAACACAATATCTTTTATAGTTAGCATTATTATGTAATATCAAATAATTTTTTGCTACTACTGAAAAATAACTGAATGCTTTTGAACCTTTTGTATGATCATATTTATGTATATTTAATACAAGAAAAGAAACTGTTTCCATCTTAACATCTTCATATACATCATCAAAATATGTAAACTTAAATGTATTAATTATATTTTCACAAAGTTTATCGAAAGCATAATGTATTTCTTCTTGATATATTTTATTTCGTTCCGCTTGATTTTCATCTGGATCTAAAGCATTGTATCTTACAATAGCATCTTGAACATCCTGATCAAAATACATTTTTTTACCCTTCTTTTTCTTCGGTGCTTTTGGTAATGAAGGGTGTGTGTCTGATGGTTTTACTTTAAATTTTCTATCCTTCTTATTCGGCACTACTACTATTCTCCTCGATTTGTTCGTTTTCAAAGATTCCATTTAATAACTCCTGTAATTCTTTTAATTGTTGAAAGAAAAATCCAGTTTCATCATCAGCTTCATAATGTCCTTTAGCATCAACATGTTTCATTTTAGTTGTTGCAAATTCAATTGTTTTTTGAAACTCTATAATTAAACCTTCATATTGATTTATCCTTCTTAATGAAAAATATAATAATGTAGATGCACCCACACTAAATAAAAAGAATAATATCGTTAATATCCACCACCACATAACTTATCTCCTATGCTGGAAACAATTCATCAAATTTTGATTTGAGATTGTCTACTTTTTTATCATCTTGTTTGTCAAACTCTCTTGTAACTTTTTCTATCTTTTTCTGTTTCTCCATATTACCTTGAATATAATGTTGTTTTTCTGCTACTGTTGACATCCAATCACCGAAATGTACAATATAATGTAAAATATTTCTGCTATCACTAGACCTTCTATAATAATCTTCATTACCCTTATCGAACATTCCATCTGACATTTTTATAGCTTTCCAAACCTCAGTAGATACTTTGATATTAAAATGTTGTAATAACCAAAGAGCTCTGTCAGTTACACTCATGGTTTCCATATCAGAATTATGAGTATACCACTCTTGTAACTTATTGCGTCTCCACTCATCTGTTTGGTATTTATAATATGGATCATTTAAATCACCTAGTTTACCTAAATCATGAAACATAGCAGCTAGTACTACATCTTTTTCTGTAGCAGTTACCTCAACGCCTAACCCGATAAAATGTTCCCGGGTTTGTAAAGAAGTTTCAATAACTCTTAAAGTATGATCTAACCAACCACCCACAAAACAATTATGATAAGTTGGTCTACCTGAAGCCGGAGCTTCAATTATTCTATCTTCAAAGTGGTTGAATAAATTTATTATATTTTTAAGATCATCACCTTTGAAATTATCTTCTATTATTTTCTGTAATTTATCCCAATTAGATTTTATCTGTTCTGGTTTATTATTCATTGTTAAAAAACTCTCCTATTAATTTATTTTCTTGTTCTAATTCTTCTTGTTCTTCTGGTACTAATTCTTCCTGTATTTTATAATTCATTATTAATAATTCCCTACCTTTAGCTCTTGAACCTTCTTTTGGAGTTCCAGCTTGTTTTGTAAATTCTTTTTCTTCCCATTCAAACTCATTTTTAGACAACCACTCCTGTAATAAATCAAAGTCATAATAAGATAGTCCAAATTTACCTTTTATATTTTTTAATTGCAAACATAACTTCTCATGGTCATCTCTATCAAAATCGTGTTTAGAATAATAATTTTCAGTTTTCCAATATGGTGGATCAACATAAAAGTAAGATGTGGGTGAATCATATTTTTTTATTACATCAGAATAATCCATGTTTTCTACAAAATTTATTTTTTCAAGCTTTTTTTGAAACTTATCATATTTTTCAGTTGTAAGTTTTTCTCTGAATGTTATAAATTTTGGTTTATACTTTCCTTTAAAATCCATATACTTTGATTTTTCCGGCTGAGACCCTGAAAATATTTGAGTTAATACAAAAGCATATTTCATAGCTACTTCTTTACTATTTTTATCTGTAATTAAAAAACCATCAGCGAATATTTCTTTCTGATATGAATTGAATGTATCAATAAAATTTTGTACTTCTTCTGGAGTATTAGCGGTTTTATATGGTTGACAATCTTGATCTTTTAATAATTCCCCAAATTCTTCATAGTTACTACCCCTAACATTATTAAATAAATTTGTATTTAACTGATTGAAATCATTATACACAACCTTTTTGAGATTTGGATATTTATCTTCCATACAAAAATATACCCAAAACATACCACCAAACGGCTCTACATATGTTTCAATATCATCTGGAATATAATCTCTTATCCATTTTCCTATTATAGATTTACCACCTATATAACTTATCACTCTTTTATTTCCTTATTTTTTAATTTGTTACAATTTTTTTTTATTGTTTATATATATTGCTTACTAGTTATAACTGTAAGCAATAAAGCAACTGATCATTATATTAACTGTAATAGCATTATAATAACTGCTAATCCCAGTGATAATCCCGATTTTAATGTAATACCTTCCCCTAATACTAACCAAGTAATAATTGGAAAAGTTATCATCCCAGTTGCAAACCCCAATAATCTAATCGGCCATAATTCACCAAATCCTAAATATCCATATGTAGTAGCTTTATAAAACGCGTAACTAATTGGTATTCCCATTAAACATACCATCCAAACATTTTCTTTCCACCAATCCCATTTTAACTGACCATTTAATTGAAACCACACAAATAAATTAGCTACAAACAATATACACATTGTTATTAAAATTTCTTTATTAAATATCACCTATAATGTTTTCCTATAATGTCTCTTCTGTGCTTTAGAAGGTTTGTTAGTTTTTACCTTCTTTTCTACTGTTTCTTTTGGTTTATCTAAATCACGAACCTCTTTCTTCCATTCTTCTTTTGGTGCGTAATTAGCATCCCCATTATGATACAACTCTGATGCTTTCTCATCGGTAGTACGAAAGATTCGTTTACCGTCTGTACTTCTCATCGTTTTCATTCCCGCTCTCCTATTTTTTTTAATTTTCATGTTGATGTAATGTAACTTGGTCGTATTTGAAATATCTGTATAGTGTAATATTTTCAAATTTAAACCACTTGTTTCCTGATGTCCGTAGAATATCAACTCTGTTAATAAACTTTGGACTCATTGTATCTTTAACTTGATATACCCCATCATATCCATCAGTTCCTTTTAACATTATATAATCACCATAATTAAAAGGGCCGCCCCATCTAGCTATTAAATCTCTTGATAGAGCTACATATCTATATTCAGAAGCTCTATTAGGATTTATTACTGTTCCATCTGCTGTTTCATTGGGAGTTGAGTCTGTTTGGCTCTTGGCAGGATTATACATCGTTACAGTAACATCAAATTCTAATGTACCCCAAGTAGATTGTGAATTATAACTCATTTGTTCTTGAAGATCAAATAATTCGTCACGAGTGTCATCAAGCATATTATCAAAATAACTAGTTATTATTAATAATGCTAAAATGTTAACTGCTATTGCATGATGTATTTTTATCATTTTTTATCTCCATTGTATTATAGTAACACTATAATATACAACTTCTTTGATATGCAATCAAAGTGTTTTTTTATTTTTATTGTTTTAGTTTATAATAATGTTCACCATGACTCTTTTGAACATCATAAGATCCATCCACATTAGCTTCTATTTCTTCATCATGTATCCACATAGATATTGTTTTTTCAGCTGAAACATCATCCATAATATTAAACCCATCATGGTATCTTTTAAGAAGTCTTTTTACCATAGGATGTCTTACAATATCTTTTTCTTTAAATTGAGCCAACCCAACACCGGTTACACCAGCAAATCTTTTAATAGCATCTTCTAAACCACTTTTTCTATTTCTTAAATCAGATTGTTCTAAGTCACCAGTGACTATATATTTACTATCTTGACCTATACGAGTAACAAACATTTTAATTTGTTCTGGTGTTGCGTTTTGTGCTTCATCGAGAATTACAAATTTATTAGAAAGTGTGATACCTCTCATAAATGCTAACGGCATTACTTCAACAATACCACCTTCTTTTAACATTCGTAATCTTTGTTTACCGATAATCTGTTCCATGTTATAATAAAATGACATCATCCAAGGTGCTGTTTTTTCTTCTATATCACCTGGTAAGTGTCCTATCTTTTCACCATCCGCTTCTACCAATGGTTTAACAATAATGATTCCATCTATTTTAGAATCCTTATTACCTAACTCTCTTAAAGCTCTATGAACCGATAAGTATGTCTTACCACACCCAGCGGGACCTATACAGAATGTTACATCTTTTTTAGTAATGGTATTGTAAAATCTCTTTTGTGCTGGAGTCTTAAATTCCATTTCATCAAAATTTAACTGTTTTAAGTCCTTTAATGCTTGTCGTTTATTATGTATTGCGTGATTATTTAGTTGTGAGATTGTAACCTTTTTGTTTTGAGAACTTCTAGTCTTACTCATTTAGTATATCCTCCTGTTAACCTATGTGTTTATTATAAATATCATATATATTAACATTTCGTAAC